TTGATTGGTGATGCTTACCATTCAATACCTAATAAATTTAATCTTGATAAAGATTCAAGTCAAGATGCTTTTGATTTCAGTGAGGGTAATTGGTTTAGAAATACAGAACCTTATAATTTAATTGAAGAAAATCTTACATATAAGTATGCTTATATACCAAATAAATTATCTCAAAAAATTGACATTCTTTCTACTAGTAGAGGTGTAGTTGATTTTGTAGGTGTTAGTAGTGGTGGAAGAAATTATAGAGTTAATGATGAAGTAATATTTGATAATGCTGATACTGCAGCAGTTAGACAGGGTTCAAGACTCACAAATGTTGTTGGTGTCTTAGCTTTAGAAATGGATCCTAATGCAGGAGCAAAAGCTAGAGTTGCAACGGTTGAGGGTGCTGTTATTGATAATGTAAGTGTTGCAAAAAGTAGTATTAGCGGTGTTGAAGTTTATCCTGCAAATACATCTGATGGTAGATATATTCTTTGGTCTGCTAATCCCCATAACTTTGATGTTAAAGATATAGTTACACTTACTGGATTTTCTACTACGTCTTCTTTAATCGAAGGATCATATGAAGTAGGAATTCCTACTAGTCACTTTAGACTAGTTGGTATTGGAACTAGTACTGTTGGAGTGGGATCTACTGCAGCAACTGGAATTGTTACTCATTTTAGAATAAGTGGAGATCTTTCATATCCTACTATTAGAGAAAATGATATTCTAGGAATTGGTACTGAAAGAATTAAAGTATTAAATGTAGATCCACAAACATCTAGAATTAGAGTAATGAGAGCAGTTGATGGTACAGTAGGCATCTCTCATACAGCAAGTACTCCCATTTATGATGATCCAAGAAAATTAATTATTAATGCTGGATTTAAATCAACAACCGAAGGTAAAGTAAATAAGCAACTTTATTTTGATCCAACATATCACGTTGGAGTAGGAACTAGTGTTGGAGTTGGTATAGGATCAACTGTTTATTTTGATGATACTAGAGCAGGACTTGGTATAACATATGCCTTTATTCCAACTAGATCACTATACATTGAGAATCATGGATATGAGCAGGATGACCAATTAACATATTCACCTGGTGATGGTGACGGTATAGTTGCTGCTGCTACTACAACTGAGATACAAGGATCTGTCTTCTTTGATGGATATGATGATTATATGACCAGTACTGAAAGTACTTACTCTATCGGTGGAAGTACTAATTTCACTGTAGAAGCATGGGTATTCCCACAATGGTCCAATTTCAGTCAAATATTTAATTTATCTGTTGGTAGTGCTTCTAACATACAATTAATGCTTGGATCTACTAATCCTGGTGATATAAGACTTTTGGTAGAAGCAGATAATGGCACTGATTTATTAGATATAACAACTGGAGCAGATCTTGTTCCTGTAGGACAATGGACTCATGTTGCAGTAAGTTTATATGGCACTGCTGGAAAGATCTTTATTAATGGTGTAGTGGAGGCAAGTGGCACTCTAAGTGGTACAAGAACACATACGGGAACTGTAGTTCATATAGGTGCTCATAAGACTGCTGCATCACAGGATAGGTATTTTAGGGGAAAACTTTCTAATCTTAGATATACCGTTGGAGAGGCAGTTTACACAGCTGCATTTACACCACCAGTATTACCAACAACCAAGACTAGTCAGGCTGCTGCAGGAACTAACGTAAAACTTCTATGCTGTAAGTCTCAAGTCTCTGCTGCTGCTACTGTAGTTGGTGCTGGTATTAGTGTATTTGGTGATACTAGATCAACTGGTGCTAGTCCCGCATTCGAAATATGGGCAGGTACTGGTACTACATTAACTAATGGTGAGACTGTTTTTGCTAATAGAATATCCAAAGATTTACTTGGAATCTCTACTTGCAAACTCTTTGTTAATGAAGCAGGAAATTGGGTTGGTATTGCAAGCACACAAAGACATTCTTCTATTCTATTCTTTACTGGAATAGGAACAGGAACTTATCATAGTTTTAATACTAATTTCACTCCTATTACTTGTGAAGTTAGAAGAAATCAAGTAACTGTATCTACTGCAGGTACACATGGATTAGTAATAGATGATAATGTTATTGTTGATGTTAATCCTAATAATACTGGAATTGTTACTGTAAAATATAATGATTATAATAGAAAACTTACTTTAGATGCCAAGTCCTTTACTGCATCTGGAATAACTTCTTCTACAAATACTATTACTATAAATGATCATGGATTTACTCTAGGTCAAAAAATTATTCATACTGCAACGACTCCTGCATATGGATTGACTGATAATGGAATTTACTATACCGTTCCAGTTGATGATGATAACTTTAAATTATCTAATACTTATTATAATGCAACTAGATTTAAACCTATTGTTGTTGGAATAGGAACAAGTGCTTCTGCAGGTACTATTAATCCAGTAAATCCACCTTTAACGGTATATAAAGATTCTGTTCTTTCTTTTGATCTTTCAGATGCATCTTTAGCATATAGTAACGGATCAATATCGTATCCAGCATTTGATTTCCAGTTATATGCAGACAGTGCTTGTGTAAAAGAATGGAATAAAAATCCTAGCACTGAAGAATTTCAAGTTAAGAAATCAGGAAGAGTTGGTATAGATGCTGATGCTAAATTGGAATTAACAGTTGATAAGTATCTACCAGAAACTCTTTATTATAGATTGGTTCCTGTATTTGAAAATGATCTTCCGCTAGAAAAAGAAGAAATTGATGTAGATAGGGATATTCTTAATAATCATGAAATCAATATATTTGATAGTGTATATGATGGTCAATATGGAGTTCGTGTTGGTGTTGGTTCTACAAATACATTTACATATACTGTAGCAGATAATCCAGAAAAAGTATCTTATGCTGGTACTACTTCTATCTTGTCTTATACAACTAATGCATCAGGTGCAATGGGTGCTGTAAATGCATTTGAGGTTACTGATGGTGGTGGTAATTATTACTCTATTCCTGGTGTAAGTACAGTTACCTCTGCAGATGGTAAGTTCTGTATAGCAGAAGCATCTAGTCAAAGTATTGGTAAAATTACTAAGTCTGAGATTAGAAATATGGGATTCAATTTCCCATCCGATCCAACACTTGAACCTAGTGTTGCATTACCTTTAATAGTATCGATAAAGGAATTTGCTCGTGTTGAGAATATTGGAATAGCATCTGCAGGAAGAGGGTATTCCAGCGCACCAAATTTACGTATTTTTGATGGTAAGACTGATAAGTTCCATGATGAATTTCAAGCAAAGTATAATCTTAAGACACAAAAAGTAACTATTTTACAAAATGTTACTGGTATTCATAATGTTACTCCTTATATAATTCCTACAGAAAATACTAATGGTGTGGGAATTTCTACAGTTGGATTTAACAGTATAACGAAAGATGTAACTCTTACATTATCTGTGGGATATACTACTTCAGGAAGTTTCCCATTTGCATTGGGTGATAGAATTATAGTTGAGAATGTAAGTGTGGGATTAGGTTCTACTGGAACTGGATATAATTCTGCAGATTACAATTTCAAACTGTTCACTGTAAATGCAGTTGATGAAAATATTGGAGGAATTGGAACTATTGCATATAGTCTTTTAGACCAATTAGATGATGGACAGACTCCTGGAATTTATGATGGACCGAGTTCTGCGGGAAGAGTTGTTCCTGAAAAGCATTTCCCCATCTTTAATATTTCTGTTAAACCTGCTGATTATTTACAAGGTGAAGAAGTAACATCAACTGACCAATTTGGGGAACCAATAAGTGGTATGGTTGATAGATGGGATAGAAAGGTTGGATTATTAAAGATATCCACTATTGATAAATTTGAAAAAGATAAGGTTATTCTTGGAAGTGCATCTAATGTTCATGGACGTGCTAACAATATAGAAACTTATCCCGCCGATTTAACTTACGGTGCTTTCAGTAAGAGATTCCACGGTTGGGAAACTGATTCTGGGGTATTAAATTACTCCTTACAGAAAATAGAAGATAGTTTTTATTATCAAAATTTCTCATATTCTATAAAATCTAAAATTGATTATGATACTTGGAAGGATCCAGTTAGTACTTTAAATCACACTTTAGGGTTTAAAAAATTCTCTGATCTTCAAATAGAATCTAAAATTGATGAAGGAGAATTAACTGTAGGATTATCTACTGAAGTAACCTCTGTTAATGCTGTTCATGATTTATTCTCGTCTGTCAGTATGCATTCTGTATCGGACTTTGATTTAGTTAAAGAAAATTCTAGAAATGGTTCTGCTGGACTTATATCAGATGAAGTAATATTTGAAAATAGAATTCTTAGTGATTATGCAGAATCTCAAAGTAATAGGGTTCTTACTATAGATGATATGAGTGGTACATTTAATAGTAATCCTAGAGCAACAGTTTTTAGTATAGTTGATACCTTTACTTTGACTGAACATAGAGCAAAGAAATATTTTGCACTAATTAAAGACCAAAGATATACAGGTCAACGACAGACAATGATAGTTAATCTTATGCATGATGGTACTTTTGGTTTTATTAATCAGTACGCTAAAATTGATAATGTTTATGATTTAGGTACATTTGATTTCCAAGTTTCTGGTACAGAGGGTCAAGTTCTTTTCTATCCTACAAGATTTAAAAAGAATGATTACTATGTTACTACTTTAGCTTATAATTTGGATGATAATTATCTTGGCATAGGTACCACAAGTCTTGGATGTGTTTATATTGATTCAACAAGTACAAAAGTTGCAGCTGCGACAACTACTACAGTTGTAGGTTTTGGTACAACATATCGTTCTGCTAAGATTTTGGTTAGTGTAACACCAGATGCTGGTGGAGATGGAGAAACTATTAATAGTGAAGATTGGGAATTTGAAGAGATTAATTTACTTCATGACGGAAGTGAGGTAGATATTTTAGAATATGGTGAAATGATTACCAATTCTGCTAACGTTGTCCAAGGGTTTGGAACCTATTCTGCTTATATTGAAAGTGGGACAGTTAAACTTGATTTCCATCCAAATGCTGGAATTGGAACTACTTGTATAGTCAATACCATGCAAGTTTCGATTGGAAATACTACTACTGGAATTGGAACTGTTAGTATGAAACATGCTCTTCTTGAAGCAAGAGCAAATACAATTGCTTCTTCTGGATCTCCTGTTCCTGTTGGTATTGCAAGTTTCCCAACTCAATTTAACCC